GCGCCTTCGGGTAGCGTCAAAGGCCCGTTGTCGATGGATCAACTTGCGCAACTGGATCAGCAGAACGGTCTGCCGGTGGGTACGTCCTACGGCATTATGATGGCCGAATCTGGGGGTAAGGTCGATGCGGTATCCCCCAAGGGGGCGCAAGGGCCTTTTCAGGTCATGCCCGCAACGGCCCAAGACCCCGGTTACGGGTTGAAGTCGTTCAACCCGAAAGACCCGAATGGTGCGATGAGCTACTTCGGGGCGATGTACAAGAAAGCCGGGGGCGACATCAGCAAGGCGCTGGGCTTCTGGAACGCAGGCCCGGCGGGGAACCCGAACAACCCCGAGACGCAAGGGTTTATCCCCAAGGTGCAGAAGGGCATTCAAGAGTTCCAGCAAATGTACGGCTTGCGCAACCAAGCCGCGCAAGGAACCCCCGCGGGGGTCATCGATGCCGCTCAAGCCACGGGGGTGAACCCCGGCATGACGGTCTACGATCAAGCCGCCCGCGCCCAGCAAGGGCAAATCAAACAGGCGTTGGCGACGGCTCAAAATCTCACCAAAGCGGGTCGGCCCGACTTGGCCGCTCAGTATTATGACAGGGCCGCTGAACTGCAACAAGGGCAAGTAAAGTTGCAGAAGCAACAGCTTGACGCGCAAAAAGAAGCCAACACGGAAACGGCTAAGTTGGCGACCGGCGTCACCGATCAGGCGAGCTATGACAATTTTCTAGGGCAACTCCGCTCTAATCCTGCTATGGGGGCCGCTACTCGCGGTCTCAATCTCACTGGCGATTACGCACAAGATCGCAATAAAATTGAATCGCTGGCGCAGCGCACGATGACGCTCAAAGATCAGGCGGATATCCGCCTGAAACAAGCGACTCTGGCGCTCAAACAGCAAGAAGAGCAGCGCAAACAGGATAAAGAAGACCGCATCGCAATGGCCCCCGCAAAAGCGGCTGCGGATACGGCTGCGCGGATGGAAGTCAACCGAAAGGCTGGTATCCCGACCGCGCAAACGTCTTCGGAACTGTATGGCGATCCGAAGATGGCTCAAGCGGCGCAGGCCAAGATCAATACGGCTAACGCGGCGCAGCTTCGCAGCGATACAGCGGTGCGCGGTACGATTTCAAAAGCGGGTGAAACTCTTACCCGCATGCAAGAACTGATCGATAAAGGCGCGGTTACAGGATCTTTTGCGGCTTCGTTAGGTGAACCGGGGCAAGGCGGCTCAGGGCAGTCAACGGGCGGGATGCTTCAAAAATTTGCGTACACAACTATGCTGGACGCAAAGCAGCAAGAATTTGCTAAGTTGAGTAATGATCTGGTATTGGGGCTTCAGGACTTGAAGTCAGCCCAACAAGGCAGCGGTCGTTCGGCGCAAACGGCGGCGATGGCGCGTATTATTCAATCTACTAAACCGTCATTATCCATGAGTAAAGACGCTAATGAGCGTATCATCGGCTCTCTTAAAGCCGAGGTAACAGACCAATTAAATTTGTTGGCCTTTACCGATGAATATGCTCGGGCAAATCCCACCGCAGACCGCAACTTGGCTAGATCAGAGTGGGCGGCATACCGGCAAGCGGTGCCGCTTTATCGCAATGGTGAGCCAAATCCGCAAGCTATCCCCGGCAAACCCGAATACATAGATTATCACGATTGGTTCCGGGAGCATCGTTACTAATATGGCCGAATATCAAAATCCGTTTGAAGGCTATAAGACCGAGCCCGAGAAAACACCGGAAGCCGCAAAAAGCGATTCCGGCGTGCTTGACATGGCGATGAAGTTGACGCCACAAGGGATGTTGCCGACCAAAGAAGAAGCCGCCAAAGTTTTACAGTCCGCTACCTTTGGCTTCGGCGCAGATGTTGCGGGTGCGATCGTTCCCGGCGCGGATAAAAAGATTCGCGGCCTAGCCGACATGTACGATCAAAAACACCCTCTTGCCGGTCTTGGATTAGATCTGGCGGTGGGGGCCGCGCAAGGGTTCGCGTTGCCCGGAGCAGGGACGGCGGGCGCAGTTGGCAAAGTTCTTAGCAATCCGCTTGTGCGCAGCGCCGCTACCGGTGCAGCATACGGTGGTTTGTCGGGGCTTGGCTCCGGCGGCTCAATGGAACAGCGCATGAGCGCCGCCCAACGGGGGGCGACTACCGGCGCGGTTCTCGGCCCGCTGGTTCACGGCGTGGCGAGCGCTGCCGGGCCTGTCCTGTCCCGTGCCGCGCAAGCAATGGGGTTGACCTCAGCCGAAGAAAAAGCTAAACAACGGATCGCCCAAGCGCTTCAGAAAGAAGGCAATTTGCCCCCCGCTAACGCAGCCCCCGATGCTCGCGTCGCGGACGTATCGCCGGGCGTTACGGAACTCACCAAGCGCGCCACCCGAGTTTCGGGCGATGTACGCCGCCAAGCGCAAGAAGCGGCGCAAAAAGATGTGGAAGGAGCGCAAGGGCGCATTCAGGGAGAAAAGGCGGCGGCGGAAGCCCAACCGCCGTTTGCGCAGCAGAAACAAAAGTTGGAAAGCGACATGGCGAAGTTGGAGGCCGACAAGAACGCGGCCTACGACAAGCTCAAAATGCAAGTCATGCCGATGTCGCCTGAACTGCAAAAGATCATGGAATTGCCGTCCGTAAAAGAAGCCGCAAAAACGGCATCGGCGCAATGGAACGAAGCGGTGCAAGCGGGTTTGTTGCCCAAACCGCAATGGACACCGGGCAAAGATCTGCCCATGTCTGGCATGGATAAGCTGCAACGTGAACTTGCACGCATGCGGGAAGACGCTTTCAAAAATAAAAACAACGATCTCGGCAAACAACTCTCGGACATCCACGAGCAGTTGATCGGTCAAATGAAAAAAGGTGGTTACAGCTTCAAGTCTGCTTATGATTTGTCCGCAGAAGTAGGAGCCATCAACCGCGCAAAAAACGATGCTTATGACTGGGGCACACAGTTCTCTAAAGGGCTGGCGATGGCTGATCGGGCCAAATTCAACGCCATGTCGCCGTTGGAACAGCAGCACGCGCGCTTGGGCTTTGTCAACGGCATGGAAGAGTTCCTTACGAACCCCCGCCCGCTGACAAAAGCGCAGCTAGACACAGCGGCAAAGGCGTTGGAAAGCCCGGAGATCCGCGCGGTAGCCGGTAACGACTACGCCCGGGCAATGGCTCGGCGTTTCCGCGCCGAAGCCCAGCGGCAGAAAACGTCGTCGGAATTCGCTAGCCCGGTCATTCAACGCGAGGAAGCCGAAGCAGGCCGCGAGGCGACTATGGGCGCCTACGCCGTTAATAAAGCGACCGGCGGCATTGCTGGTACGATGCTGGGCCTCGCTTCTAAAATGGGCATGAGCGAAAAAGAAGCCAAAGCGATTGTAAGCATCGCTACGCAACCGGGCGGTGCGCAAAAGCTATCCCAAATGGGAGTCGACAAAAAACTTGTTGACAAAGCTAAGGCTTTGGCACGCGCCCAGCAGTTTGCGGAATCGGCGTTTAGCAATAGAATAATGGGTGTGACTAAAACCCCTTCTAACGCTAAAGAATGAAAATCCTTGTCATCGATCAGATCGGTCTCGCGCTTGACTTTTGCATGCAATGCGAAGAGTCGGGCCACGATGTCCGTTTGTGGGTAAAGCCTAAAAAGGGCAAAACCCGCAGCGCCGTTGGCGATGGCTTTGTGCGTAAAGTTCCCGATTGGAAACCGCACATGGCGTGGGCGGATTTGATCGTAACGACCGACAATTCATCCATGATGGAAGACCTCGCGCCGTTCCAAAAGCGCGGGTTCCCCATTTTCGGTAGCAACGTTGCGGGCGCAGAACTTGAACTAAACCGACAGAAAGGCCAAGACCTGTTTAAGAAAGTCGGTATGAAAGTCATGGAAGGCGTTGAGTTTAAAGACTACGACAAGGCTATCGAGTACGTCAAGAAAAACATGGAGCGTTTCGTCTCGAAGCCGAACGGCGACGTAGACAAAGCGCTTTCCTACGTTTCAAAGTCGCCCGCCGATATGGTGTTCATGCTGGAACGCTGGAAAGCGAAAAACCCGAAGAATGAAGGTTTTATCTTGCAGAAGTTCCAAGGCGGTATTGAGATGGCAGTGGGCGGATGGTTCGGCAAGAACGGCTGGTCACGCCATTTTCTTGAAAACTTCGAGCACAAGAAGCTAATGGCCGGGGATAACGGCGTCAATACCGGCGAGCAGGGCACCTGCATGCGCTATACCGAAAAGTCGCAGCTTGCCGAAGAATTGCTTCTTCCCCTGACGGATCACCTCAAAAAGATCAACTATCGGGGCTTCTTCGATATGGCGTGCATTATCGACAAGGAAGGCACGCCGTGGCCGCTGGAAGCCACGAGCCGCCCCGGCTGGCCTTGTAACATCATCCAGTCCGCGTTGATCGTATCCGATCCGGCAGAGTGGATGCTTGACGCACTTGAAGGGCGGGATACGCTTCAGGTCGCCAACGAGGTCGCAACCGGCGTCGTCGTAGCAATTCCGGATTACCCTTTTACCGAGTACACCGGGCGCGACGTAGAAGGCTTCCCGGTTTATCATTCTGAACCGATGTGGATGGAAGACATTCACTTGTGCGATGTCAAGCTGGGGAAAGCCCCAGTTGAAGAAGACGGCGAAATCGTAGAAAAGCCCATGCCTGTCACAACAGGCGATTACGTATGCGTTGCTACGGGCACAGATTTTACGGTATCCGGCAGCGCTAATCGCGCCTATCGTGCTATTAAGAAGATAGAAATTCCCAACAGCCCGATGTGGCGTATCGATATCGGCAAGCGTCTGGAAAAGCAACTTCCTGAGTTGCAAGACCTAGGCTTCGCCGAAGGATGGGAGTATTAACAATGGCCTTGCCACGCCGCCGACTGGAGCAACCGCCAGACCCGAAAACGCCGATGAACAGCTACGGCTGGCAGACTTGGCTTTGGAAACTCTGGCGTTATCTTCAAGATTATGCTTTCGGCGGTACGGTAACGGGCGCGGCCAGCACGGGAACCGGCGTTTCCATTGTTAATACTGGCGCTTCGACAGGCACAACACTGGCGTTCAAATCGCTGATAGCAGGTGCTAACATTACCATCGTGGACAATGGCGTCGGGGGGATTGTGATATCCTCTACGGGAGGAACCGGCAGCGGAGTCACAGGTGTTGACGGCGGCAGCGCCGCCCCGCCGGTGGAAGAGTGCCGCTTCATTATTAATTTCGGGGGCGCTTGATGGCAACCACGCTGTGGACTTATCAGTTTCGCGGAGACACCGCCGCTAACTGGACATCTGTCAATCCGGTTTTGCTCGCGAAAGAACTCGGACTGGAAACCGACACGAATAAGTTCAAATTCGGTGACGGCGTAACCGCATGGACGGGTTTGCCTTACGCAGGAGGCGGTGGCGGTGGGGGTGGCGTCTCTAGCGTTGCGCTTACGCTCCCCTCGTCAGTGTTCACCGTTACGGGTTCACCGATTACGTCTTCCGGCACGCTCACCGGTTCGTTTAACCCTCAGCCCGTTAATACTGTATTCGCTGGCCCCGCTTCCGGCGGCGCTGGTACGCCAACTTTCCGTGCACTGACTATTGCCGACCTACCCGGCGGCACGGGAACTGGGACAGTCACGAGCGTTGGGCTTTCTCTGCCTGCTATCTTTAACGTGTCCGGTACGCCAGTTACGACTTCGGGCACTCTTACCGCTTCCCTTGCTTCGCAAACGCAGAATATGGTGTGGGCGTCGCCTAACGGCGTTGCGGGCGCGCCTACTTTCCGTTCTATCGTCGGCGCTGACTTGCCTATTTTTGGCGCTTCCGGTTCTTCGCACGCACCGGGCGCGGTGCCCGATCCCGGTGCGACCGCAGGAACTACACGTTTCCTCCGCGAAGACGCGACGTGGGCCGTTCCGCCCGGCGGGGGCGGTTCGGGCACTGTCACTAGCGTGGGCCTCGCGCTCCCTTCGTCAGTCTTTACGATTACGGGTTCGCCGGTAACGGGTTCGGGCACACTGACCGGTACGTTCGCAACCCAGACGGCGGCAACGGTATTCGCAGCCCCTGCCGGTAGTACTGGCGCGCCTTCTTTCCGCCCGCTCGTGGGTACTGACGTGCCCGTGTTTGGCGCTTCAGGTAGTTCCCATTCGCAAGGCGCTGTCCCTGACCCCGGTGCGACCGCAGGAACTACACGTTTCCTCCGCGAAGACGCGACATGGGCGGTGGCTACCGGCACAGACCCCATTCTAACTTCGTTGGTGAACGGATACGCGATCACCGACCAGTTAACCGCGCCACCTGCCGGGGGGCAGGGGTTCGATCAAAGTACGTCGCCGGGGGGCGTGACGGTTAGCGCGGGTAACACAACGGTTACTACGTCGTCTTCTACCCCGACCGGGGTTCTTGGTGTGGCCCCGCTGACAGGTAATGTGTATTTTGAATACAAATTGCTTTCCGGCACGCCGAATATTGGGGCGCAAATAGGGGTCGCGCCGCTAGGCACCAACCTCACGACCAAAATAGGGGTTACAGACGGCGGGGGGTCGGCAGGGATCGTCCCTACGAATAACGGGACGGCTTACGGCAATAACGGGTCAGTTTTTTTTAACTTCATACTCTGGGGCGCTGCTGTTGGCGACGTAGTATGCATAGCCTACAACTCCACTACCCGACAGTTTTGGGCCAATATTAACGGGGGGCAATGGTACAACAATACCCCAAGCAACAACCCCGTTACTAATTTAGGCGGCATTACCATCAGTGGTACTTCGCCGTTGTATTTGGGCATTACGACCCAAGCGGCGGTGTCGTTTCAGGCTAATTTGACTTCGGCCACGTTTGCGTATTCGCCTCCTAGCGGGTATGTCGCCCCGACCGGTGGGCCTCCCAACAACGGCGATACCTACATTGTGGCCCCCGGCGCTACCGGCGCATGGGCGGGGCAGGACAATAACCTCGCCGTTTGGTATAACAGCCAGTGGAATTTTGTTGTACCGAAGCAGGGATTTGAGATTTATGTCGGTAATCGCGGGGTTTCACGCTGGTGGACTGGCACTGCGTGGGCGGACGGTCTGCCAATCAATGCCGCTGATACTTTGGTCGGCGCGGTGCCAATTGCAAACGGCGGCACGAACGCCACTACCGCAACCGCTGCGCGTACGAATCTCGGTGCAGCGGCTTCCGGAGCAAACAGCGATATCACTTCGCTTTCGGGTCTGACTACCGCGTTGTCGGTCGCACAAGGTGGCACAGGCGCAACGACTGCGGCGGCGGCGCGCACGAATCTCGGCGCGGGCACAGTAAGCAGTGTCGGGCTGTCTTTGCCGTCTATCATTACCGTCAGCGGTTCGCCGGTTGCCGGCTCCGGTACGCTTACCGGTACGTTGGCTACACAATCGGCGAATACCGTTTTCGCGGGGCCGACTACTGGCGCAGCAGCCGCGCCGACGTTCCGGGCTCTTGTGGCAGCGGATGTACCTAGCCAATCAGGACGCTTGCTGAACGTACAAATATTTACTTCAAGCGGTACATACACACCCACGACAGGTACGAATAGTGTAATAGTAGAAATACAAGGTGCTGGCGGTGGCGGCGGCGGGGCCCCAGCGGTTACTACGGCGCAAGGTTCCGCAGGCGGTGGTGGGGGCGCGGGGGGATACGTGTTGCATAGGATGACGAGCGGTTTCTCCGGGGCCTCTGTAGTCGTCGGCGCGGGTGGTAGCGCGGCTTCGGGTGCTTCGGGGGGAAACGGTGGCAGTTCGTCATTCGCAGGGATTACCGCTGGCGGGGGTGGGGGAGGAGGCAATGCCGGTCCTAATACGGGTTTGACTATCAGCGGGGGCGGTTCGGGGGGCTCGGCTACCGGCGGCTCCATTCTATCGCTCGTTGGCGGCCTCGGCCCTCTCAATATGAGTAATAATACTTCGGGTTTTTTCACCAATATGCCTCCCCCTGCTGGGCATTTGGGAGCGGGAAGTTCGGCTCCAAATGTAGGGGCGGCAGGCTTGTCGGGGGTGGGCTACGGAAGCGGCGGATCTGGCACAGTTAACTTGGGCTTGTTCGGGGCCAATCCCGCGCTGTCTGGTGGGGCCGGTGGGGCCGGGGTAGTCATTGTGTGGGAATACTCATAATGCAAAGATATGCGATATTAGAAAATAATTTCGTCTTAAATGTGGTGTTGTGGGACGGGGAAACTGAATGCGCGGCCATTCCGCAAACTGCCGTCGCTCTCCCGGATGATTCTCCCGTTGGCCCCGGCTATACGTACGATGGCACGACGTTCACCGCGCCCCCGGAACCGCCTAACCCTTTCCCTTTTGCCTAAAACAAAATGGCCGATAACGACCTCTCAGAGAAAGAGCGGGCTTTTGCCCGACAAGTTGCTAAAGAGATGATGAGTCTTATTAGCGAGGAAGTCGGGCGCTCCGTCATCCAAAAGGTGATGTGGGCTATTATTTTGGCCGTACTCGGGGGCGCAGCAGTCTACGTCAAATTGAAATGAGTTCAGGCTACTTCAATCAATTCGGTGTCGATCTTGACGGCTGGTTCGGACCGTTGGGTGGGGGCATTTCGACGCACAAGGTAGGCTACCAAGTAGCGGGGCAAGACCTTAACTTGCGCTATTGGCCGCTAAGTCTTGGGGGGATTCAAGTGCCGCCGACGGGCTTCTACTGGCATGGTCAGGATCTGAATACGATTTTCGGCTGGCCCCCGATTACGGCGGTGAATCTGGAAGTTTTTTTGATTCAATCCCAACCGTTGGACGGCGCGATAGTTTCTACTTTTGACGCCCAAGGCGCAGTAACACAAAATAAATATTACGCGACCGGCGGCATCGGAACCTTATTTGGCGACAATATCCCCGCCGGGGCGGTTATACAACCCTCGCTCCCGGTTACGATTGTAAATCTTACGGGGCCTTACGGTATCGCCCCGGCAATGCCGACAAATGCGCAGACGGGTACCGCATTAGGTTTCAGAATTAATAACGGGGACGGTACTTATAGTACTTTATTGGAAAAATACCCAACAGCGGTATTTACAGTAACCGCTAGCACCCCCGGCGCGTCTGCCGCGTTGGGGGGCGACCTACCGGGGCTGGGCGTAACCGTAGTCGTTGGGGCTGTTCAAGTACTGGAAAATAACAGCGGCGCTAGTTTCAAGATAGAAGTTCCCTCAGCAACCCCCGGAAACCCGCCCACCCTGTTGTACTTTGCCAGCATTTGCCGCAAGCCGCCGACAGAAATAGTACCCATAGCTAACGTGACTAGCGCAATCGCGCACGTCGGTCTTCCGCTCTCGACACCTGCTAGTGGTCTGCAAGACCCTATCGCCGCTACGTCTAGCGCGATTTGGCAACCGGGAACCAACATAATAGCGCTGTCGGTGAACGCGACGGCGGCCAATAGAGTGCCATTGCCCCCAACAACTGACCCCGCCACAGCCGCCGCAACTATAGCGGTTGTTTACACCGGGGGCGGCGGGAGTGGGGTCGATTATTGGGGCATCGACCCCACTAACTTATTTACCGAAGAAACCGTAGTAGTGAACCGAACAGGCAGCACCCTATCCGGCGTGCCCTTATGGGCCGCTAACGGGCCGGGGGTCGGCGTTTTCTCTAGGGGCGGGTTCACTGGCGACTCCCACAGCCCTGTGTGGGTGGCGGGCACGACAACCAATGATTCTAACCCAAATCTACCCCCGATAAACGGCGACCCGTCAGACGGACTCAACGGCTTGCTAAACCGAGTTTTGCTGTGTCAGTCTAAATTAGCTTTTGAAGGCGATAAACTTGACATCCTTGGGGATTATTATATAGTCGACACGTCCGCGATGAATAGATTCGTGTACACAAATTCCGGTACTCTCCAATACACAGGATCATGAACGAAATCGACTTTGAAACGCTCATCACCGAACTGCGGCGGGATGAAGGCGTGCGCTACAGCCGCTACACCGATCACCTTGGCAACTGGACTATTGGCGTCGGGCACAACATCGACGCCGATGCCAAATACCCTTTCACAAAGCAACAAGAACCCCTTAACGACAATCAAGTGAATAAGCTATTAGCGGATGACATTGATAGCGTTATGAATGATCTGAACCGCAACGTACCGTGGTGGACAGAGCTGTCCGGCACGCGGCAACGTGTATTGGCTAACATGTGTTTCAACATGGGCTGGCCTACGCTAGCGACCTTCACCAACACGTTGAAATGCATTCAAACGGGCGATTATTCGCAAGCGGCGATCAATATGCTGGCTTCGAAATGGGCTAAACAGGTTGGCGGGCGCGCCGTTCGTTTGGCCGACATGATGAAGGTGGGCTGACATGAACTTGGGAGAATGGTTCAAACAAATCGTTACCGAAGCAGATGGGGAAACCCACAGCATGCAGCGGTGGATGGGTTTGTACGCCTTCTTCCATTTTCACGTCATGCAAATCGTAAATGTGTTCCACTTACACCAGCCTTTTGACTCAGCCGCCTACGGTGGCGGTTTAGCGGCGATGATGGCGGCTACGGCTGTCATGCTCGGCCTTGCGCCGGGGGAGAAGAAAGAATGATTCTTGAATTTCTAAAAGCGTACTGGAAATGGATCGCGGCGGCTTTGGCCGTCGTTTTCTTTTACGTGCTGGCCTATGAACGTGGGGCGTCTCATGTAGAAAAACTATGGGACGCGCAGAAGGCTAAAGACGCGCAAGCTATCGCCAAGCTCGTAGAGAAGCAAACGGTCGTCACTACGCAAGTGGTGACGCAATACGTTGACCGCGTGCAAGTCGTTCACGAGAAAGCACAGGTCATTACTAAAGAGGTGCCGGTCTATGTCACTCAATCGGATGACGCTCGTTGTACTATCAACAATGGCTTTGTCAGCGTGTGGAACGCCGCAAACGCTAATGTGCCCCTTCCCGCAACCGCCGACGGAACTAATGAAGCCGCCAGCGGGGTTAAGCTCTCAGACGTTGCAGCCCAGCACAGCAACGAAGCCGAATACGCCCACCAACTCGAAGAGCAACTAATCGCCCTGCAAGCTTGGGTAAAAGCGCAACAGGAGGCCGCTAATGCCGCGCAAGCCAGCCGCTAAAGTCATTCCGGTATTCCCGGCAGAAACGTGTGCGCAGTGCAAGTTTTTTGATGCAGAAGAAGATGGCAATACGTGGTGTTATGTAGACCCGCCTGTCGTTGTTGATGAAACGGGGACAACTTCGCGCGGCCTTTTTACTAGCCCGGAAGGGTTGGCTTGTCGTCATTTCAGAGGGAAGGTCAACGCATGAAAATCGATGAACGTTATAAAGAATGGGCTACGGATCGACAGCGTGAAGTGATCGACGCCGTCAATACTACCGGCGGGATCCGCTCGGCTGCCCGACTGCTTGGTTACTCTTCCGAAGGTAGTGTGCGCAACCAACTCAAGCTGGTAGTTCGCAAAGCTGGCATCCACGGGTTCTCGCCGGATTACGATCTGGACAAACCGACACCTCCGGGGCAGCTTCTCAAAGGCGCGTCTACGCTGTATAAGGACGGCAAGCCCGTCATGCAGTGGGTTAAGACAACACTCGATCTTCAGGAAGTGGAACGCGCGACCCGTGAAGCGGTGGCCGCGCTGGCTGAAGACGTTAAACGCGAGAAGCCCGTCAAAGCGCCCAAGCACACCGAAGACGCACTGTGCAATCTGTACACGTTCACGGATTGCCACGTCGGCATGATGGCATGGGCACCCGAATCTGGCGAAGATTGGGATTTGAAGATTGCCGAAGAAACCCTCATGGGCGCGTTCGAGCATCTTATTGCCGCCTCACCCAAAGCCCAGACGTGCGTCGTGGCCCAGCTTGGCGACTTCCTGCACTACGATAGCCTAGCGCCGGTCACGCCAACGAGCGGGCACATTGTAGACGCTGACGGTCGTTACAGCAAGGTTATTCGTGTCGCCGTTCGCGTTCTGCGAGCCATCATCACGAAAGCCCTTTCACGGCACGAGAAGGTTATCGTATTGATGGCCGAAGGAAACCACGACATGGCGTCGTCGGTCTGGCTGCGCCATCTGTTCGGGCTGCTGTACGAGAATGAGCCGCGCGTATCCGTTATCGATTCCGAAATGCCCTACTACGTGCACCAGCATGGGCAGACGATGCTAGGCTTCCATCACGGCCACCTCAAGAAGAACGAAGCGCTGCCGCTACTGTTCGCCGCTCAATTTGCGAAAACGTGGGGCGCGACGACGAAACGTTATGCGCATACGGGGCACCGTCACCACGTCGAAGAGAAAGAACATTCGGGAATGACCGTCGTGCAGCACGCTACACTGGCGGCGCGGGATGCGTATGCAGCACGCGGGGGTTGGATTTCAGACCGTCAGATTACTTCCATCACCTACCACGACCGGTACGGGCAAGTCGCCCGTAACACGGTCGTGCCTGAAATGCTCACTTCTTGACCTCATCGCCGAGAAGTCTACGGGCTTCTCGGCGCACCCCTTCCGACACTTCTAGATACCAAACGTCTCTGTCTAAAAGTGCCCGTAAAAAATCCCGCGTTTGCAGGATGAAGGCGGTATCTGTAGTAGGTGTCATGCCTTTAGCTTCGCTCATTTCATTCTCCTTTTCATGCCTTCTTTCAAGGCGTCTTGCACCGTAATTTTCTGCTTGTAGCTCTCGATAACATCTTCGTCTACGGTGCTTCGGGCGATGATATTATATACAAAAACCGGTCTGTCATACCCGGCTTGCAACTGGCGTGTCGGGCCGATACGTTCGAGAATCTGCGCCCGCTCTTCGGCATTCCACCAATGCGAGAAGTAGACCATGATGTTTGAACCGTCTTGCAGACTCAGACCATGGCCTGCGCTTGCCGGGTGCGCGAACAACACGGGGATTTTCCCGGCGTTCCAGTCCCGTAGCGTCTGCGGTTCCTTATCCAGTTCGCGCCCTTTCGGGAACGCCCGCCTGAGCCGAACCAAATCGCTCTTGAACTGATACGCTACAAGCACCGGCATGCCGCCCGCTTCTTCGACAATCTCGTCCAGCACTTGCAGCTTCAAATCGTGGACTTCAGAGAAGTTCTTTTCTTCGTCAGTATAGAGCGCGCCGTTTGCGAGTTGCAAGAGCTTTATCGTTTTGCTTGCAGCATTGAAAGCCTCAACTTCCTTGCCGTCAATCTCTAGGAATAATTCGCGCTCCATCTTGCGATATGCATCACGCGCCTTATAGGGAAGGTCAATGAAAATATCGTTGACGATAGGTTCGCGTAGGTCAAACCAATCTTTGGCGTTAACCGAGATGCAAATTTCGCGCAGTAGTGCTTGAATTTCCTTCTCAGCGTGTGGCAACGGCTTCGTGACGCTGAAGTTACCGCTAGTGCGCAAGCTTTGGAACCAGCGTTGTTCGTAAGCAGTGTATGTGCGGCCGAGGCGCTGCCCGCCGTCGATGAACCACGTTTGCCCCCACAAATCCTCTAGACCGTTAGGCGCGGGCGTGCCCGTCAGATTATTCCAGAACTTGACCTTCTTATGCGCCACTTCCGCGAGCGCCTTGGAACGCTTCGTGCCTTGACGAGTGCGGTAGCCTTTTAGTTTAGTAGACTCATCGGCTACGACGCGTTCGAACGGCCATTTGTTCCTGTTGTGCTTAAACCATTCTACAAGCCAAGGGATGTTCTCGTAATTCGTCGTGAACACGGATGCATTGCGGTTGTTGAGCGCGAGAATGCGTTGCGCTTCAGTGCCGACGATAGGCTGCACTTCGATGTTGCGGAACTTCCATTTCTCTTGTTCGTCCGGCCAAGTGGATTGCGCAACGCGTAACGGCGCGGTGACGAGTGTCGGCCCTGTCTGATTGCCAAAAGCTAATTCCGAATCGATAGCGGCGAGAAGTGAAGAACTCTTGCCCATGCCCATGCCTGCGAGTACGCCGCACCGCTCATGTTCATAGACAAAATCCATGATGAGTTTCTGATAATCGCGCGGGGCGAATTTAGGCATACCATTTTATGAAGTTGTCAACATCTTCTTTGCTGGCGATTACAAGCACAATGCAGCCCATCGCTTGGAGCCGCCGATGCTCACGGATTTGCGCTTGTGTAGGGGTCTGGTCTGTGGCTTTGATTTCGCACAGGTAGTAGCGTGCCTCGGGGTATATGAGAATCCTATCCGGCACGCCTCGGCGGCTGGGGCTAGTCCACTTATACGAAATGCCGCCCGTCTCGCGGACGCGTTTCGTAAGATACCGTTCGATCTCGGATTCTCTCATAGTTCCTTATAGTAGCGATACGTCTCGAACCCCGCCGCCGATAGCGGTAGGTCTGGTGCCCATGGCGGGTTTGTAGCCATCAACGTCCCCAAACCTTCGGCGGAATAGTCGTCAGTATCCGGCGTTTCAGTTAGCAATTCGTCGTGGATCGGGATAAGGATTTTATACCCTGCGGCTTCGGCCAATTCTTCGCCGTGCTTCAATACGTCTCGCGCAATGGCCTGGGTAAAGTTCTCTACAAACTTCCCGCCGTAGGAGTTTATGCGCCCCCACTGCCGCGAGTATTGATTAACGCCCGCATACGAAATTTTACCCTCTTCCACTCGCGGGGAAGGATAGCACAGCGAGCGTCCACTGGGCAGTACAACACGCAGCCAAGCGCCTTTACGCACAATGCGAACATGATTTACCGTTATCACTGTGCCCGTGCTGTTGATAGCCTGCATCACGGCGTTCTTTACATTGAACCAATACGCTTCGGTCGCCGGATGCGCGGCGCGCCAAACGCGTTTGAGAATATCGAAAGCGATAAAAATATCCCGTTCTAGCCCCAATGTACGTTTATTCTGTTCGGCCCATTTCCAAAACCGTTGCGAACCTTCTTTAATTTCTTCGTCTATTTTGTTCAGCGCGGCGAACACATCGCGTTTCAATTCTTCGATGTCGATCCCGAGAGTCAAAGACATAGTCAGGTAAGCACCTACGCCGCCTTCAAACCCTCCGGCCAAGTCCATCACCTTACCCTGTTTGCGAAAGGCTTTATCGCTCAAAGCTTCTTCAATCGATACGCCGAAGCCCCGCGCGTAGGTCATTACGTACAGGTCAGGGCCAGTTCCCGCATCGTATTCCCGAAATGCCTTAAGCTTCCACTTTTCACCAGCCTGCCACGCCAGTACGCGCCCTTCAATATTGGATAGATCGGCGACAGGCATCTTCTTGCCTTTCGGTACGATAATCGTGCTGCGGACAAGGTTTGCCGTAAGACCCATCACATTTGAGAATTCAAGATCAGCGGTTCCTGCTTTGAGGGCGTCTACTCCGGTTTCTATGTACCTGCGTTGTACTTCTTTATTTACCTTTTCCGCCCCCATTTCAGCCGCCATAAGCGCACCGTCCGGCGACTTCATGTTCTGTGGCTGAAACAAGCGGGCGGCATCGCGGCCTGTTCGCTGCGCGCCCAAGTGCTGGATAGTGCCTCTCAAACGCCCGTCTGAAGATACGCTATTGAGCAACGCGGTGTATTTGCTCACACTCGTCATGCTACTTTCTAGGCGCATTTGAAGCAAAAAGCGAAGAGAACTAGGCAAAGATGGGTCGTTAGCGCGGCGTTCAATGGTCGATTTCTTCATGTCCGGCAAAGAAACGCCATATTCTGCCAAAATATGCGCTAGCAATTTGTCTCGTTGCGTCGCCGCTTCAACATCCCCGTTCGTCGCTTCGCTGACCTGATCCGCGAGACTTTCCTTAGCTTTTTCAGAGGCCACCACCGCCGCTCGGGCGAGGTCTGTGTCGACCAAAAATCCTCGGTAGTTGAAGGCGAGATTACGCCGCCAGTGAGATAGTTCGAGTTCATTGTTTGGATAGTTCCATTTCGGAAGTTTTTTGTGGACTTCGCGCATCGCCACAATGTCTTGCTTCGCGTACTCGATAAATTCCGCCCACTTCTCGGGGTGGGTTTCGTGGGTCGCGCGGCGCAGTTTGTTGTTCTTCGGCAGCGGTTTGCAAAAAAGATTGATCAGCGCTTTACCTTCCTTTAACTTCTGCGCATTCGTATCCAGCTTGAGAATTTCACCGAGCTTATCCAGACTCCCCGGCAAGCCATGCGCGAACGCCTGCACCATTGTGTCGCGAAGGCGCGGTAGCAGGTCGATAGAGAAGATGCCAGTCTTAACTAGCACTGGCATATCAAAACCCCCACCGTTGTGCGTCCAGATTTCGTATTCCGGATCGGCAAGCGCGGATTGCAGATCGTCAGGAAACCGTTCTCCCGCCGTTAAATCGACGCACCCTACTGGCCCATCGGCGATGGCGTACGCAAAGAGCATGACTTCGGCCTCTTCGGCGTAGCGATGGGAGCCAAATTTGATCGGGACGGGGCTAAAAGTCTCTGTGTCAATCCAGAGTTGTTTGTTCATCGGTCGTGTTCGTCTTCGCAAGATTCCCATCCCGCTTGATATCCCGCCTCGTGCCCCTCCGCATAACCATCTTCATACGCATTTTCTAATCGCTGCGCAACATCCGTTTGAGAGGTAATATTTTGGAGGCGAGCTAGGCACTCCACATAAAGCGGGTCGCCGTCGTTATTAACCCAAAATTCTAATTCCCGAATGAATTCCTCATCCGTCAGCGTTTGATATTTGCTCATGATTTCACCTCGGTAAAATGCCCCGCTTGCGCGGGGCGGTTTGCTTAGTCCAAATCGTCGTCCGCGCCGTCGCCAAGGTCTTCAAAGTCATCGACCGCAGCCGCCTTCGCACCGCCCGCGAAGGGATCGCCATCGCGAAAGAATTGCAGGCCCTTCAAGCTAGTATTCACGCGCTTGCCCCACTCCTTACTGTCTTGAGGCCACACCTCAACGATAGCGTTGACGTAACAGCCAGAGTAAAGCACGCCATCCCCTTCCGTAACCGGATTGCGCTTGCGGTCAATGAGCGTGGGGCGCTTCGCGTTCGAAGGATGGATATACACCATTCCCTCGAAGCCGTCGTATTCGGCCTTGTTGTCTCCGTCATGAACGGCGGCTTCGTCCTTGTTCCGCAACGTCTTCAAGACGTTATCCGCTTTGTCCTTCCATTGCTCCTTGGCTACGGCTTCCTCCGCCGCTAGCAACGCCTTGTGGTTTGCGCTGTTCTTTTCAATCAACAAGCTCACCGAATACTTGCCGAACTTATCCGTCTGGAAGACGTTAAGGAACGAAGTGCGCACATCTTTGAGAATAACTTCTTTGCCTGCCATTGCTTTCTCCTTAAAGCGCGTCAGCGCGGAAATAATGCGGGTACAACTGCTTTACCTTCTCGATTGCGGTGTTGAGAATGGTTTCTTTGATTTCTTCGTTCTGTGTGCGCACGGATTCGAGCGCAGCATCGCTCAAAATCAAGCGCGCCATTTCAGGAAGGATGTAAGACATGCTCATTCCATATCTCCTAGGTCATCAAACTTAGCCGCAACCGGTGTTATTTCAATCGCCGGGCGCGGATCGCTATCGGCAACCAACGATGGCTTGCCTTCTTCTTGAACGATCAGCGTAGCAAGTTTCTTCCATTTACGCGGGTTATCTTTCAGGGCTTTTTCCATCGTACTAGGCGATTTGAGACTCTTGTCGTACATCTCATCGACCTTGAGCCGCATCGCTTTCATCTCTTCCTCTGCTTCCTCTGCGCTCTGCCACTTGCGGTGCCCGCGCTTGCCCGCAACCATCTTCGTGCCGCTAATCGGGTGCCCATTTTCAGCGGCCTGATAGGCGGCGCTGCTGACCGCTTTAACCCATCGCTCAATAAACGGCAACGCGTGCCACGCCGCAGCAAGTTCCTCCTGCGACAAAACATGACTCTCATCGGGCAGCGCGTCAAACTTCTCGCCGATGATCTTTTCAGCGTGTCGCTTCGCGGGGCCGCAATTGCCGAAGTGCTTACACCAGTGACATTGCTTATCCCCCGGGTTGAAGTCGGAATCTGAAAAAGGAGCAACATCGCGGGTTTCGTAGTATAGCAATGCCTGTTGGGCGGCGGGGGCTAAAGTATTTTCAACCCAATGCTCCAATGCGGTGCCCACCCATTTATCAGTTCGAATTTGTGGTTGCAATCTCGGTTGAAAGATGTGCAAATGCACAATTCCTATTTCGGCGTCCAATGCGAAATGATCCCGTACTGCCGCGCCGTACATCATTAGCTGAGGATTGTCTTTCGCCTCTACGGAATTATGGCCGTATTTAAGATCAATAACCGTAGCTTCAGCCCAACCGTCTTTCCATACGGCAAACAATACGACATCGCTAGTTCCTTTTGCGAGCGGTTCCCCGGTTAGCTGAGCGATGGCCAAGCTCATTTCCGTATATACCTCAACCTCCGCTCCCGCCGCGCGGTAAGCTTCTATTTGGGCCTTTACGTAGTCAACGTATTGTTGTACGTAATCCACCATTTCCCAAGGCCATTCTCGATCCGAAGCACCGACAACTTTTCCTTGCAGCATTTCCGCCGCCAACTCGTGCGCCCGCGTCCCCTCATCTGCGGCGGCGCTTGACGTATCAGGGTAATCCGCCTCCATCGCAACGCTAGGCGCGCACAGCAGCCAGCGATGTGCAGAAGAGGGCGAAAGCAATGCGTGACCGGTGCTCACTTCGTTGCCTCTGCATAGGCTTCTTGCCAGACTTCCGGCTTGCCTTCAAGTTGGCTAATCTTGCTTACATCAAATTTCGCCAACAGCGCTTCGGCGGCGGGGCGGTCTGCGGCGGCGAGTTTGCGGATCGCATCGCGTACCATTTCAAAAGTGAGGATGCTTTCTTCAGCGGCTTCGATTTTCTCGGTGCGTTGGATCGTCGTGCCGGTTGTTGGAATAGCGGCCTCCCCAACAGCATTCGCAACGCATTCTACGTAATTGCTGTTAGCAGCACGAATCTCTGCTGTATTTTCCTTCAGGGCGATAATAAGATCGGTCAGCAACTGTTCAATCGTCATGATGTTCTCCTGTGAAAGTGGACACTGCGGGTTGCAATATAGGCGCGCTGCGCACGGCTTGTCAAGTACTTTTAACGCAATTTGCATGACCGCTTCGAATGGGCTATAGTGCAAACTCGGTTTAAGGAGGCAGCATGTCAGCGAAATACAAAGAGTGGATGAAGGCGTCTACGGCCAATGAGAAGCGCGAGTTGGCACGGCAGGTCGATCAGGCGGTGGGCACACTGTATCAGTATGGCTATGATGACCCCGTTGGGGGTCGCGTGCCGACTGTTGAGACGGCGCGCAAGATCGAAGAGGCCACGCGCAAGATCCATCGCGTAACCAAAGGCAAATTGCCTATCGTCTCGTGCGGCTCGTTTGATAAGCTGCCGTGCAGCGAGTGCCGCTACTATAAAGCTCACAAAGGCAATAAATAACGTCTATGGACAACAGCGTCTTCATTGACGCGCTCGCGCCTATTCTTACGCGCGTTGCGCCTGAATCATGCTGGATCAAAAAAGACGGGCAAGCGCCGAAGCACATCAAGTCAGGGCTTACGCGCGCTCGTCTCCTTCAACACTTCGGCAACGGCCCGTACTTTGGCGCGGCTCCTATGTCGCCCGGGTCAAGCACGACGCAGATTGCCTTACTGGATATTGACGATCATGACGGCTCAGTGGGTTGGGAAGGAATCGTTAGAAGCGTTTCTCTACTATTTGAACACGCGCGAACGCGCGGCCTTCATGCGATTCCTTTCCGATCTTCCGGCGGATCAGGCGCGCACATTTACTTTATATGGAACGGAACTCAGGATGGATACTCCGTCCGCCAGTTACTTATTTCAACCCTCCAGCATTGCGGCTACGCATCTGGAAGTAAAGGTCTTGCTTCCGGTGAAATCGAAATTTTCCCGAAGCAAGACGTAGTTCCGGAAGACGGCTGGGGCAACATGTTCATCCTGCCTCTTGCCAAAGCTTCTTTGCCGCTCGACCCGTTGGAGTTTGACCCGCTTGACCGCGAGACGGTACTAACAATGGCGTGGCCGGTCTCCGATCCGGTTCCCGTCGTAGAGCGCGAAATCATTCAGCGAAATACCGACATTGTAGATACCTGTCTAGACGACCTTCGCGCGGCGCTCAACGCTATCCCCAATACCGGCGATAGCGAGTTGTCTTATGACGACTGGCGAAACGTTATTTTTGGTTTGCACAACGCCACCGGCGGCTCAGACGATGGGCTTGCATTGGCGCATGAATTTTCGGCCAAGTCCGGTAAGTACGACGCTGACTTCTTAGAATCACGCGTTTGGCCGTACATCAAGGAAGATCACGGCACCGAGCGTGGGGCGATCACCGCGAATACCATCTTTGCGATGGCACGTGAGTATGGTTTCGTTGAAGACGTGAGCGCTAAATTTGACATCATTGAAGCGCCCGCTACTGAAGACACCATTGAACTCCCAAAGTTCGAGCGCCGCAAAGACGGCGCGATTCTCGCTAACATCTCCAATCTTGCCTACGCTTTGTCCGATCCGAACGTTTGCGCCATGCGCATCCGGTACGATGAATTCAAAGACGAGGTGATGCTCGCCCGTCAGGGCACGGAAGAGTGGCGAGCGATTCGCGACAAAGACATTACCGACATGCGCATCTATCTTGAACGCAACGGCTTCCTGTCGCTTGGCAAAGAGATGACGCGTGATGTATTCGGCAGCGTGGCGGAAGAGAACAGTTTCGACTCGGCGATTTTTTGGCTTGAGAATCTGCCCAAATGGGACGGCAAGCCACGCGTGGCTAAGTTCCTGACTCGCTACTTCAAGACCGAAGACACGCCCTATGCAGACGCCGTATCTAGGTATATCTGGACTGCGCTTGCGGGACGAGTGATGGAGCCGGGCGTGAAGTGCGACATGGCCCCTATTCTGGTTGGCGAACAGGGTAGCGGCAAAACGGACGGTATCAAAGCGATGGTGCCTTCCGAAGAGTTCTATGGCGAACTGGATCTATCGGACAAGGATGACGACTTGGCCCGTGTAATGCGCGGCAAGCTGGTGTGCGAACTGGAAGAACTGCGCGGTATGTCCAGCCGTGAACAGAAAGGCATCAAAGCGTTCATTACGCGCACGCATGAGGAATGGGTACCGAAGTTCAAGGAGTTTGCCACCAAATACCCGCGTCGTTGCCTGCTGATCGGTTCGACCAACGAAGAAGAGAATCTAGACGACGAGACGGGTGCACGGCGCTATCTGCCGATCAAAGTCGGCCCTACCGATCTGGCGGCGCTCAGGGCCGACCGCGATCAGCTTTGGGCGGAAGGCTTGGCGATGTTTCGCAAGAAGGGTGTCATGTGGCAAGACGCGATGCGCTTGGCCCGCAACGAACACGCGGCGTTCACCGTGCGGGACGCATGGGAAGAATCGGTGCAATGCTGGCTGGAAGAGTGCGACTTGGACGAGATGACGCCGCGTGGAGAAATCTACTTCACGACCCGCAGCGTATTGACCGGCGCGCTCGGCTTTGAAATGCGGCATGTCCGCCGTTCGGAAGATATGCGCATGAACAAACTGCTGGTGAAAATGGGCTACACGCGCAAATCAAAACGGACCCCGGAGGGCCCGCGTTGGGTGTGGGGGAAGGATTAATTAGCAAGGCCCTCCCACGATTTGTTCATGGCGATTATTTTTCTCATGGAAACCAAATGTATTGGTAAATGTAAAAATACAACGAGAATATTTTTCTTTATTCCCTTCGCTGTAATAAAACCGTTGGCGCATTTCCGGAAAACCGCCAAAACTTGTCCACATAACGAAAGTTATGGTTTCTCCTACTCTATGCATATAACTTTTTGAGACGCCTCCCGTTTTCTGCGACGCCAGATTAATGTCTCTGAACTGTACGCGAGAATCTATAATTTTGTGCGGTTTCATAGTAATTTCTATTCGAGCGCGTTCCGGGATAGGTCGGATTCTGGTAATTACACCGTGTATTTCGACTTCAGTAGAAATGTGTTTTTGTAATATTTTTGTGCTAGCCATAATTCACCTCTAGATATTAGGCTCAGACGGTGCCCAATTGACTGAGCATTTTACCGTCAAATTTGACATGCCGGGCGGCAGTTCAGGCGTCAAGAGCGCCGCCCGCATCGTTTCGCAGGTCTCGTAATCCTTTAAGAAAATGAACTTGTGCATCGGTTCGCCATGATACGACCATGCCGCCGACAACACCCAAAATATAATTGCGTTGACCGGCGGCATGGTTGACCCCTACTTATAGAAAATCGAAATAACCCAAGCACGGAACTTTTCGCCAAAGGTCTTAAAGCCTTCCCAGCCCGCGCCTAGCAGAAGGCCAATAGCGAAGCATATAACGTATTTCATTTCTATTCTCCTTCAAACTCTACCCAGCCGGTGAGCAGACAAATGGCCGTCCACAGCGCCGCCCCTGCAATCATAGAGAGCACGATAATCATGTTCATTCTCCGAGACAAAGAAGGGCCAGAAGCCCGAAAGCGCCGAGCGCCATACCTGCAATGAAGAAAAGACCTTCAATCATGATTCATCTCCCGAATAGGGCTGCTGTGAGTTGATCCATCGCCGGAGCGATATTTTGCGTTTTTACCTTTTTACTCTTTGCTACTCTACGCTGAACAGGTTCGTAAACTTCACCGTCAACTCGACCGTAAAAAGTGCGGTCTGCGACTTTTTTAATAGTGATTTCGGTTGCATGCCGCATAAGCGTTGCGCGGGCCAGTTCGTAACTCATACCGTCAAACATTTTGTGTATCTGGCCTGGAGTATAGAACTGATTCGGGTGCTCGTCTAAGAATGTTACAATTTTCTGCCAAGTAGAAATTTTGTTTTCTGGGCCTTTCGGGCCGAGTTTGTCTTTATACGCACGTTTAGCGATGGCGAAGTCTGTGCGGCTAGGGAACACGGCTTTAAGAGCTTCACTTGACGCGTTATCACGCCACATCTTTTCAAGCAGCGCACGCTCTTGTAAAGACCAGTTAGGGGCTTTCATCGGTTTGCTCCTCGCAGGGGGCAATGATTAGCACTGTGGCCTGATTGACCACACCACGTACATACTTGTCGGGTTGCGTAAGTCATTTTGCTTTTCCGTTGGCGGCAATGGCGGCGTACTCGTCCAGCAGCGTATCGAGCATTTCTGCCGACAGCGCGCCGCGTGCTTGCCAGCCAGCGTAGAAGTTTTCAAAAGCATCGTTGCCGTACTGCCAACCTTTAAGGGCGAGCCACTGCTTCGCCACCTCCCGCTCATCCCCGCCCATTTTCGCGGGAGACGTGAGGGCTGGATAATCGCGTTGAACATCCGGCGTAAATTTTTCGATCACGAAACGCCGTGCAGCTTCCCCGTCGGCGCCCACCTGCGGCACATCTGCGGCGCGTTCGGCGTAGATTCCCGTGCGCTTGTCCGGGTCGCCATAGTGTTCACGCTCAAGCGCGGCGTAGTCAGGCTGCTGCGCATCTGCCATACCGCCGTTGTTGATCTCGCTCATACTTGTTGACCTCGCGTTTTGGAGAGAGCTGACGGATAAACTGCGTAGAGCTCTTCATGGGCGCGCGGATTCTTGTATCCGGGGGCAGTCCAGCCCCAAATCATTCGCGCTTTTGTTTCCCAAGTTGTGAACTCGGGGTTCTCGTTATTCGGCATGATGTCGCGCGGGTCAGCAAATAGCGCAGCGAAGAACTGATCTTTGCTAACCGTAATCATTCCGTTCGGGATACCCGGTGTGCATTTATCAGTCATGATGTACCCCCTTTGCCTTTTCGATGGCGGTGCGGGCATGAAACAAGCCGTCTAACTGTTTATCTGTAACTTCAATGCCCAGCGCGTCCAACCATTCGATGACGGTTTCTCGGCTCACGCGCTCGCCTGTGAGGAACGACGAACCCTCTTCGGGATATTCGGCGTCCCATGCGTACAGCCCAGAGCCGCTATGGCCACTTTCGTCGCCCATCTGCAATGCGATCTCGCCGTCGAGTTGATCGGTGTCGGTCGCACGATCCGGTGCGATGAGGTCGAGCGCTTCAAGCAACTGCCAGCCGGTGAGAGTCAGCGGTGCAGGTTTCTCGCGCTCGCCGCCATTCACGGGTGCGGCGTTGGTGTAAGTATCTTTCATGATTTATCTCTCCTTCAAATTAGCCGCGCCGTAACGATCAACGTATTGGGCAAGCAGCACAATGGGTTTAGGAACGGGGCGTCTGCCGTATTCGTATTGCTTGAAACTTTGCAGTTCCACCCCTAACAGTTTAGCGGCGGCGGGTTGGGTTAGCGCATTCCGCAATCGCCATTCGCGGATTTGTTTAGGGGTCATTTTATGTGCCTACCAGAAAAATGCGATCAGGATTAACCCTAATACCGGCAACCAAGCTGGGGTTAGCGCGCACAAAATTAAAATTGCCGATTCAACTTTATAGTATTTCATCGCGTCACCATTCGATAAGGGTACCCGCCCCAGCCGTTGCCGGTGCCGTTGCCGGTGCCGTAGCCTTTGCCGTAGCCGGTGCCGTAGCCGTAGCCGTAGCCGTTGCCGGTGCCGGTGCCGTAGCCGGTGCCGTAGCCGTCGCCGTAGCCGCCGCCGTTGCCGTAGCCGTAGCCGTTGCCGGTGCCGGTGCCGGTGCCGGTGCCGTAGCCGGTGCCGTAGCCGTAGCCGTAGCCGTAGCCGTTGCCGTAGCCGTCGCCGTCGCCGTCGCCGTCGCCGTCGCCGTTGCCGTCTGGATAGTTCATCGCGTCACCATTCGATAAGGGTACGCACCCCAGCCGTTGCCGTAGCCGTAGCCGTAGCCGTAGCCGTGGCCGTCGCCGTAGCCGTAGCCGTAGCCGTCGCCGTAGCCGTCGCCGTTGCCGTTGCCGTTGCCGTAGCCGTAGCCGTAGCCGTAGCCGTCGCCGTAGCCGTTGCCGTCGCCGTGGCCGTGGCCGTGGCCGTGGCCGTGGCCGTTGCCGTGGCCGTGGCCGTCTGGGTATTTCATCGCGTCACCATTCGGTAAGGGTAAGCGCCCCAGCCGTAGCCGCTGCCGTTGCCGCTGCCGTTGCCGTCGCCGTTGCCGTAGCCGTAGCCGTAGCCGTAGCCGTCGCCGTAGCCGTTGCCGTAGCCGTAGCCGTCGCCGTAGCCGTAGCAGTAGCCGTAGCCGCTGCCGTTGCCGTAGCCGTCGCCGTAGCCGTCGCCGTAGCCGTTGCCGTAGCCGTTGCCGTAGCAGTAGCCGCTGCCGTTGCCGTCGCCGTAGCCCTTTGGGTATTTCATCGAGTCACCACATCTACGCCGCCGAGCGCCGCCGCCAATTTGGTAGCCCCGCAACCTATCGGCACACACAGGACTTTGCTTTTTTGTTTGTGGACTCCTTCCGGCACCGGGTCACCGTCCGTAATGACAATGGCAAGTTTCGGTGTGGTTTTTTGCAGATGTTGAGAAATCAAATGATAAGGCGTATCACCTCCGCCGCCCGGGTCTTTGGCTACGAGTTTCCCGTTGCCAAAAAACCACACATCAGCGCGGATGGTCGCGCCGTACCGTTGCAAGAGCGCACGCAATTGGCTTTCTGCATGCGCGGTTTTCTCGGCGGTGAACGAACCGCTGCGGTCAACGAATATCTCTACGAGTGGCGGACGTGGTGTTGAGACCGCGCCCGCCGCCAAGATACTGCTATCCTGGTGGCGACGCGACGGGCGGCGGTAAGACTTTTCCCGGGTTACGCGCGAACGGAGCGCAGCATCCACTTCGTCGGTAAGCGTAGGCGGGCGGTTCTTTGCCAAAGCATAGGCACTAGCAGCCGCAGCTTGAGCCTCTTTTGCGTTTTCTTCCGCGTCCAGCTTCTCCCGCACCGCTTGGAGCACGCCGATATCAGCAGGGGCGGCGCTTTCTCCCCCTTGCCCGTCGCCCGAGCAGCAACTGCAACACATTTTAGCCGTCTGCGGTTGTTGCTCGGGGTTGTCGAGAAGCCACTGATAAATATCTTCGGCCAACACAACATCGGGCGGCAAGCCCTCGTAAGTGTCAGGGAGATAGCCGCCCGTCAGCCGTGAGCGGGGCGCAGTGATATTTTGAATATCTTGCTCATCGTAAATCGTGCGAGCAATTTCCATTTCACACGCCGCCGCCCACACGTCGTGGCGGCAGTCCTTGGGCGTACGCGCGTTGTGCCGCGCCCACACATGCGCTTGTTCGTGGCGCAGTGTCGTGCGGTATTCGGGCTTGTTGAGTTCGGACGCGATATAGATGCGCGTAAAATCCGTCATACCCGGCGCGCCGATCTCTTCCAAGGGCTTGCGTACAACAGGGGCGGCGGTGAGTTCCATTTAGACCCTCAGAATTTTGGCGGTTTTGGCGGCAACGCCGGAACGGCGAACCGAAGACGTAGCCTTACTCAACACCTCATTATCCGCTTTGCGGATGAAGTGCATGATTTGGCTGGCGGTAGCGGGCGTCAGCAGGCCGCGAACCAACGTATCGACGCTATCTTCTTCGGCACCGCGTTGGATCGCCTGAAGGGCCATTGCCAGTGTGCGGGGCGTGGTGATACGACGATCGAGCCCTTCGCCAGTCATATCAAATACCGGCATCTCGCCATTGCGCACGCTTTCGATCACACGGTTAGCCGCGGGCGTATTGAACTTCGTCTTCGCCCATGCTGCCCACTTACCCACGTCCGGTACGTAATCGATCACTGCGAACCGGGAAAGCATGGCGTCGCCAATCCCGTCGCCCCCGCCGAATTCGGGCGGGTTAGCGGCCGCAACGATACAAGTATCCTCGGGCAGCGCCGCCGAGCCGACTTGCCGAGATGCGACGAGCGTGAGCAAAGTGTCGGCTACCGAGCGGCGAGCCTTGTCCAGTTCGTCAAGAAAGAGCACCGTAGTCTTCCCGGCGGCGCTCGCCTCGTGCAGACGGCGAAAGATGCTTGGCACGGTGCGGTAATCGTAATCCCCCTCGCGGTACGGAAGGCCTGCGATATCTTCCTCAACCAAGGTGGAAGTCAATACGATTTCTGCGTGTTCGAAATGGGCGCGCACACTTGCGGTTTTGCCCACGCCCGGCGCGCCTACCAACAGCACAGGAATTTCCGGCGAAAACAGGTTCATGATGGGTTCCTCAAATTAAGTAAATATTGTTCACGAGCATCGCGGGCTTCTTCCGGGGTGCGATAAGTGCCTATATGTTTCGAAATACCGTTTATGCATACTTGGGCGCGGAATCCAGTCCCGTTACGACTTACTCCTATGTAAGGTATTTCTCCGTAAGCAACGTGCATGTTTTGCATATTGATCGTTTGAGGTACGTCGCGAAGGTTAATAAACCGGTTATCGTTTTTTACTCCGTTGATGTGGTCTATGTGGAATTTAGGCCAATTACCGGTTTGCAGCGCCCAAGCTACCCGGTGCGCAAAATACTCTTTGCGTTTCAAGATTACCTTCACATATCCGCCAACTGTTATTTTCCCAGCGGGTCGGTCTAAATACCTCCCGCTTCCAGAAAACCGCCACCATAAATCGCCGGTGGCGGGGTCGTAACGCATATGCTCACGGAAAACGTTTAACGTTTCTTCGGTTTCTTTTGCCGCCCGCTGTTCAAACGTCATTTTCCTGTCCAAGATGTTTAAAGGATCAGGATATCACAATTCAAGGGATCAGCGCAAGGTGGAGCCTTTGAAGGCGTACAGATCAACTGAGTCCGCGATTGCATACACCGCCGAGATCGGAAACAGCACTTCGGTTTCCGGATCGAAACGGTCAAGATTGACCGTCATGTCTTTGTCGCCGCGTGCGAGGCCGGGCATGCCTTTGCCCCCGGAGAAGCCACCAAACATAGCGGCGTTCTTGAGCGCCACATAGCCTTCCGGCGCGGTCACCTCAGTGCCGAAGTAGTAGAAGCCACCGGCAACCGTTACGATTTTCGTGTTCATTTTGATTTCCTCAGAAAGTTAGGTACTACAGGGTTTTGGGCTTTGCGGCCCGGTTAGGTTACTTACTAAGCCACAACGCCAACCCTACGACAACGGCTAAAGCTGTAGCGTGGATCAAACCGGCGATTAGGGGAATCAGCATTTCGTTTGCTCCTTGCGGTTGGCTTGTTTGCTTACTGTGAGTCTATGGTAGTCTATGACTACTTTTTGATGCTAATTGATTTTAGCTATGTGATTTTAGGATTGATCGTTGATCGCTATGCGAATGCGTAATTCTTGCGAGTTTGTAGTCAGTAGCCAAGCTTTTGGACGTTTGTAGCATACCGGTCTGCTACGCGGAAACCCTTGCGGCGTGGGCGTTTGCGGGAGTGTAGCTAACGTAGTCAACCTATTACTATTAATTTGATTATATATAGGGAGAGGGGGGTACATAGCTACGCCGTAGACAGTGCATAAATATGTGTAGGGGTAATTAATAGGGTTTTTGCGACTACATTGACTACAAATCGCTGGAACCCCTTATGCGGCGCGGGTTTCGGCGTAGTTGTCCGGTACGACTACATTCAGCTACTACAACTACATTGACTACAATGCGTAATTTTTGCGGGTTTCGCAAGGGGAGCGTGAAAAGAGAAACGGCCCTTGCGGGCCGTTAGGGGTTGGGGCGGTGTTAGAAGAACATTTTGGATATAGCTAACGCAGCGAACGCTATCATGAAAATACTGGCGCTCAGCACAAACACGCAGAAACAAAAACGTTCAAATTTACCCATTTTCATTCTCCGTAATTGGTTTCCCACCAAGCGCTCAGCAGGCTGGCTATGCCGCATGCGATAGCCCACTGGATAAGGATTGAGCCGTCGTACAACAGACCGCAGCCCAAACTGATACAGAAAATTGCTACGTAATGCATTTTGTGTTCCTCATCGCGTTATTAAATGGTAGGGGTAACGGACCCAGCCGCCGTCTGGGTAGTTCATCTCGTCACCATTCGGTAAGGGTACGCACCCCAGCCGTCGCCGCCGCCGTAGCCGTAGCCGTAGCTGTAGCCGTAGCTGTAGCCGTAGCCGTTGCCGTAGCCGTAGCTGTAGCCGTAGCTGTAGCCGTAGCCGTTGCCGTCGCCGTAGCCGTCGCCGTAGCCGTAGCCGTCGCCGTCGCCGTAGCCGTAGCCGTCGCCGTCGCCGTCGCCGCCGCCGTCGCCGCCGCCGTCGCCGTAGCCGTTGCCGTTGCCGTCGCCGTAGCCGTCTGGGTAGTTCATCTCGTCACCATTCGGTAAGGGTACGCACCCCAGCCGTAGCCGTAGCCGCCGCAGATCGCCCCGCCGCCGCCGTAGCTGTCGCCGTCGCCGTCGCCGTCGCCGTAGCCGTAGCCGGTGCCGTAGCCGTCGCCGTAGCCGTCGCCGTAGCCGTAGCCGTAGCCGCAGCCGTAGCCGTAGCCGTCGCCGTAGCCGTTGCCGTAGCCGTTGCCGTAGCCGTTGCCCTTTGGGTATTTCATCTTTCCATATCCCAAGGTTGCGTTGAGTCGAGTCGCATGCTGTAGCGTTCGTAGGAGGGTTTATCGGCGGCGCTTATCGGCCCGCGCATCGCGCTCGCTTCCGCCTCGGCGAGCCCGTCGTACATACGTTTGGCATGATCCTGTTCGCGCAACCGGAGCCACTTGTCAGCGTGCCGCGTGTAGAGTTTGTTGGTGATTTTGATATCGATGAGAGCGATAGCGCCGACCAGCACCGCCGCCGCTAAGATGAAAGCAATTACGCATAGCGTAAATGTCATGATGGTTCTCCTTAAAAGTTGTCGCTGACTACTATTGTAGACTTTGCCTATTTTTTGTGCACTAGTATTTACCCTAAGCTGTACTTGTATATACAAGTGTTCGCTGTGCGAACATGGGTCTTTTCGTCCCTTATATAGCGCTCTATACAACGCGCATAGAACACCACGTAATCCACCCCGCAAACCGCACTGCTCAATAATGCATCAGGCTGTGCATAACTTCGCTAAGTCATTGATTACAAAGCATTCACGATTTAACATAATGCACGTTATGCGAAGTCGATTGTTAGAGTGGTTTCTCGCTGATCGCGCTGAGAGATATGATTGGCGCGGGTTTGCGCCTAGAGTGCGCGTGTTGCAGGATGCGGTTGGGTTTGGCCGAAAATGGTGGCCCCCGGGGGTAAATTAAGGATTGTTAGTACCGGTACTACCCTGTTTCCGACGGCGCTAGGGGTTTAAAAAGACCCCAAAACCCATTCCGCATTATGAAATTTTCAGAAAGGTTTCATCCAAAAGAAAAGGCCCGCAACCGTTAAGCTGCGAGCCTGAAAAATTCCTTGCCGTATTATTACGAACGTTGCGGACGCCCCCGTCGCGCATTTAGCCCGTTCATGTCCGGGCGGAGGAGGCTTACATTTCGTGGCGTCCTGCCGGTGTTTTTACCCACCTCCGGCTGGGGCATGAAAACGAACTACGCTAATTTTACAATGCGAAACCGCCCCTTGTTCGCAAACTTCCAAGCATGGTAAGCGACCGAAGGCGTATTGCCTATGCCGGTCAAGCCGTCGAGATGACAGCGCCACAAGCCTTGTGTGAACCAGATTCGAGGTTTCGGCAATTCCATTGTATAATCCTTTTCAAGCAAATGACAGTTGAGCCCTCAAACCATGGCCGACGAAATTGTAAGCAATGAATTTCCGGATACCGACTACGCGGGCCGAGAGGCTTTCGTGTTGGCATTCTACCACTCGGGCGGCAAGATGGAGGCCGCTATCAAAGCGTCCGACACGACGCGCTCGCTCGCCTATCTGTGGCGGGATCAGGAATGGTTCAAGCAGCGGCTCAAGGAAGTCAAGATCGCCGCCGATAGGGTCATGGAACGCAAGATGACGACGATCATCGACAAGGCGTTCAACGTGATCGAGAACCGGCTTGACGAAGGCGACCCCCGTTACGTACCCGCAAAATACGACCGCAATGGCGAATTGATCGACCCGGAAAAGACAATCCGCGTCGGCGTCTCCGCCCACACCGCCGTTATCGTAGCGGGAACCCTATTCGATAAAAGAGATAAGCTACGCGCAACCGACGAAGGGCGCGGGCAGTCTGCCGAGGCTAACCAGCTTCAGAACATCGCCAGTAAGCTAGAGGCGGTCATGAACCGCCAACTCAAGAAGGAAGAAGCGAATACGATTGACGTAGAGGTTAAACCCATCGGCGACTTTGCGGACAAGGGTAAAAAGCCCGGTCGCAAAAAGAAAACCGAAGCCCCACCGTGCGATTTGGACTAAATCATGACCGAAATCTATACACGTAAGGGCATAGCCATTCTTGTTGACGATGAGGATTACGATAGACTGAATGCGTATACTTGGCGGCTCGACAGAAACGGTTACGCAATGCGCAGTTTGAAAATTGGCGAAAGGTACACCAACCAATACATGGCACGTGAGATTGCGGGGACGTGTATTGGCGACGGGAAAGAAGTAGATCACATTAACGGTGTGAGACTCGATAACCGAAAAAGCAATTTACGGTTTTGCGATAGGAAAGGAAATACCAGAAACACTACTTTACGAAAAGACAGTGCTTCTGGGCGTAAAGGAGTTCGCGTACGGGAAGACGGCAGGATAACGGCGTATATCCGGCATAACGGCAAACAAAAGCATTTAGGAACTTTTGACACCGTTGAAGACGCGCACGAGTTTTATTGTTTAGCCGCAGACTTGTTGTTTGGGGAATTTGCAAACTATGGCTAAGCAGCCTAAGGCAGCTATAGGCGGACAAAAAGATACGAACAAGTTCGTACCGGTGACGCTGACGGCTACCATTATCGAGGGTTTCCAAAAAAGTTTTCTTTGGGATTCTTTAGACGGCGCGGCGGAAACGGCCGAATTTCACAGAATTATGTGGGAAGACGCCTGTGATCTGACAAAAACTCATTGCGCGTGGGCTGCGCCGCGCGGCCACTCTAAATCAACTTCGATTACGTTCACCTATGCGTTGGCCGTAATCATGTTCCGTGTGCGTGATCATTTGATGATCGTGTCAGACTCGGAATCGCAAGCAGTGTCCCAGCTAAAAGAAATAAAAAATGAGATTTACGAAAACGAGTCGCTAACATCAACTTTTGGTTTTCGACAATTTCTGAAAGACGCGGAAACGGAAATCATTCTTGAGTTCACGGACGGGTACCAAGTTCGAGTGCTGGCCCGAGGCAGTGAACAGCGTTTGCGGGGCCTTAAATGGAGAAACAAACGTCCAAATCTAGTCCTTGGCGATGATTTAGAATTCGACGAAGTGATCTCAAACCCAGACCGCCTTCAGAAATTCAAAGCTTGGTTTAGAAAAGCACTTTTGCCGGTAGGCTCCCGCGAATGCGTGTTTCGCATCGTGGGAACCATTCTCAGTTTTGATAGTATGCTGGCGGAACTGATTGAGAAAGGTATAGAGGGCGGTTGGCATACCCGGCAATGGTCGGCGCACGAATCGTATAGCGATTTTAGCAATATCCTGTGGCCTGCTCGATGGACTGAAGAAGGTTTGCGGGGCGAACAACTCCGATTAGGCCCCGACGCCTATTCCCAAGAGTATTTGAACCGCCCCATTCCCGAAGGCCATTCGTTTTTTGACAAGTCAGACCTGCTGCGCATCCCGGACGAGACGATCTACGCCCGTGACAACGGCCTGTCAGGCGGGGAATGCGCTTACTACGTATCCGTGGACTTAGCCGTATCGCAGAAGAAGCACGCCGACCGATCGGCGGTGACAGTCGGGGCTATGACGCCGGACGGCTATCTGGACGTTGTAGAAGTTATCGCCGGGCGATTTGACCCCAAGACCCTCTTTGATATACTCTTCCAAGTGGACGAACGTTATAGCCCTGAGCTATTCCTAGTCGAAGCGGGCGTTATCCAGAAGTCAATCGGGCCTTTCCTGAATGAAGAGATGGGCCGCAGGCAACAGTTTTTGCGTCTGCACTTGATGACCCCTGCCGTCGATAAGATCACGCGGGCGCGCTCGATTCAAGCTCGAATGCGGGCGGGGCGTGTGCGGTTTGATAAAAGTGCGTCGTGGTACCCCGATCTGGAAACCGAAATGCTTCAGTTTCCGCGCGGCAAGCACGACGACATTGTAGATACGATGAGCCAGTTCGGCTTGGCGCTCGACGATATCATTGTCCCGCCGTCGCAAGAGGAATTGGACGAAGAGGAATGGGCGCGCGAAGAGATGGAACACGTTGCCCACGGTCGTAACCCGGTAACAGGATACTGACATGAAACTCATCTTTGAAGACGGCAATTATTTGGAAAAACCTGTGTTCGCCAAACTTCGCGGTGTGAAAAAGAACGGACAGCGCCCGGTAGAAGCCACGTTCACCCCCGAAGAACTTCGAGACATTGACCAAGAACGGTTTAAGGAATGGACTGAGAAGGTCGTGCTGCCCATTTTGAAAAGGTATTAACATGCAACTCCTAAAGCACTTGAATATCGATACCATCCTGTCGTCAGACAATTTGATGGCCCACATGGACGCGGACGATATCAAGTGCGTGGGCGAGCATGTGCTTCGCGGCTACCAAGCCGACAAGGATTCGCGCGCCGAGTGGGAAGCCGATTACGCCGACGCGCTTAAGCTGGCGATGCAACTACGGGAGGAGAAAACCTTCCCGTGGCAAGGCTCGTCAAACATCAAGTTCCCGCTTATCACTATCGCGGCCCTTCAATACCACGCCCGTGCTTACCCAGCGCTGGTGCGCGGCACCCGCCCGATTTCCTGCCGAACGGTTGGCGCTGATCCCACCGGCCAAAAGACGGCCCGCGCCAAGCGAATCTCTGAGCACATGTCCTTTCAGGTCATGGAAGAGGACTCCGGTTGGGAAGAGAATACAGACAAAGCGCAGATTGTCAAAGCGATTTTTGGCTGTTCTTTCAAAAAAATCTACTTCGACGGGGTTAAGAAGACCCCTATCAGCGAACTGGTGTTGCCGAGCGACTTGGTTATCAACTACTGGTCTAAGAGCTTCGACGCCACGCCGCGCATGACGCACGTCATCCCGTTTTGGCCGAACGACTTGGAAGAACGTAAGCGACGCGGGTTGTTCATGTGCCTGAACCCGGATACGGAAACGGTATCCGGCGCAAATGGCGCGGCGCGCTACCCGGAATCGACTTCAAACCCCAAGGGCGACGTGATCCGCAGTGCGGAGGACGATATCTCCGGCATGCGCCCCGGTTCGGCTGACGAAGCTACGCCGTTCAACTTACTGGAGCAGCACCTGTGGCTGGATATGGACGGCGACGGTTACGCGGAGCCGTACATCGCCTCGGTCAACGAGGAGACCGGGGAAATGTACCGCCTCGTCGCCCGGTTCGAAGCCGAACGCATCGAGCGAAATTCAGACGATCAGATCATCCGCATTGAGCCGGAGAAGTATTTCGCGCAAGACGTTTTCATCCCCTCCCCGGACGGCGGTATCTATGGCATGGGCTTCGGGCGTTTGCTGGGCGCGACCAACCACGCCGTGGACACGGTTATCAACCAACTGACCGACGCCGGTACCATGTCGAACCTTGGTGGCGGTTTCCTCGCCCGAGGGATCCGCGTGCGCGGCGGGGAATATTCGTTCCGCCCGCAAGAGTGGAAGCGCACCGACACCACGCCGGAAGATTTGCAAAAGGGTATTTACCCCCTTCCGGTACGCGAACCGTCTAACGTCCTGTTCCAACTGCTGGGCCTTCTCATCGATTGGGGTTCGCGCATCGGCATGTCAACCGACTCGATGAGCGGCCAAAATCCGGGGCAGAACCAGAAAGTCGGGACGACGCAGGCAGTTATCGAGCAGGGCGAGAAGGTCTTTAACGGGATCTACAAGCGTTCGTACCGCGCCCTGAAGGAAGAATTCCGACTCATCTACCGGTTGAACTACCTGAACCCCCCGCCCGATGGTGTATTTCACTATACGGGAACGGACGGCCAAGGCGCGGATGCGCAGTGGACGGACTATCTGGAATCGGATAAGACCGTCATCCCCACCGCCGACCCCACTATCGCGTCAACCGAACAGCGGGTGCAGCGCTATATGCTCGCCGCGCAACTGCCGGGCACCGACAAGCTGTATCTGTCGCGCAAGATTCTGGAAGAGATGGACATGCCGGAAATTGAGCGCGTCATGACGCAACAGTCCATGCAACCGCAGAAGCCGAAGGAAGTCATGGTTCAGGAAATGAAGAACCAGCAGAAGAGCGCGGAAGTCCAAGGTCGTTTGCAGAACAAGGCGATGGACATTATGGAAAAGGCAAAGAAAAACCGCGCTCAGATCATCCTCTTGGAAGCCCAAGCGGCCAAGATTATGTCCGAGATTCAAACCGCCGAAACGGCGCAAATGCTTCAGTTGATTCAAGCGGAAGTGGCACAGGCCAAAGCCTACCAAGACCATTTGGATCAGATCACGAAGTTAGCAGGCGCAGCACAACAAGCAAACCAACCGCAAGGAGAAGCAGATGGCAACAGTCAGCAAGGAGCAGTGGGCGGAATGGCTGGGTGATCCAGTAACCAAGGAGTTCCGGCGTTATATGACATCCCTTATCGCTGATGCGGCGAGCGCATGGACAAAAGGTGAATTTACGGAGGGCAGAACGCCCGAAATGATCGCGCTTTTGAACTACGCCGCCGTCGAGAAGATCAAGACGCTACACCGTGTGGCGGCGCTTGACCATCAGGAATACGTCGATTTTATTAGGGATATCGAAGATGACGAATGAATCGGGTTTCCATCCTGTAGGGTTCCGCGTGCTAGTTCTGCCAGATGCGGTTGACGAGAAGACCGCGGGGGGCATCATTATCGCCCGTGATACCAAAGGCCGCGAAGATATGGCGCAGGTCAAAGGTACTGTTGTCGAAGTTGGCCCTTGTTGTTGGGACAACCAGAGTACGTCGAACTGGGCAAAGGCGGGAGACCGCATTGTTTTCGGTAAGTATTCCGGTTTGGCTTACAAAGGCAAAGACGGCAAAGACTATCGAATCATCAACGATACCGATGTCGTTGGCTTGGAGGACGCATAATGGAACAAGAACTTGACAATCTGGATAATCCGGAGTATGTTGCAGACAACGACAATAGTGAAATTACTATTGAAGCCGCAGACCCGATTGAGACACAAGCTCGTTCAATGGGCTGGGTTCCGCTGGAAGAGTTCCCCGGCGATCCTGAGAAGTGGTCTGAGGCCGAGGCTTTTGTAGAACGCCACACAAAGCATAATGGCGTTCTGAAGAAGTCGAACGATGCACTACTCAAGCAAGTTACCGAACTTCAAGAACAAGTTCGCGCCGTAGAAGCGATGAACAAAAGCGTATTCGACCTTCAAGTCAAGAAGATGAAGGAAGAATACGACAACCAAATCGCTTTTCTCAAAGCACAGAAGCGCCAAGCGCGCCAAGCAGGTGATCTCGACACCGCCGACGAAATTGAAGAGCAGATTGACGCGCTTCAAGAACGTGGGCCGGAAACCATCGAGCCGCCGCCTGCACCAAAAACCCAAGATCCTAATGCATGGCGTAAAAACCCCACAATGGCTGCGTGGGCTGATCAAAATCCGTGGTTTGAAAAAGACCGTGCGATGTCAGCTTTTGCCGTAGTGGAAGGACAACGCCTGAAAGCTGAAAACCCAGATTGGTCGCTTGACGACATTCTGCCGGAAGTGAGCAAGGCGGTGCGAAAAGAATTCGCCCACAAGTTCACCAGCCGCCGAAACCCTGTCGAAGGGGCGGCAACCTCTGGCGGGGCGGTAACGTCAACCGGCGCGCGTCGCGGCTACAACACGCTCCCGATGGATGCGAAACGGCAATGCGACATGGAAGTGGCAAGTGGGGTTTTCGGTAAGGATGAGGGTAAGGCACGCACCCAATGGGCAGCTTTGTACTACGGCTATGAAGATCGGAGGAAGAAATGAGTGAAAAACTGACCGCAGCAGGAACGCCCGACCAACGCACCCGTGAGGCGCGTGCAACTCGGGACGGCGGCCGTGCTCCCCGTCGTGAACGCCAGCGAGGCGTTTTCAACGGGACGAATAAAAAGCTGGATGTGTTGACCGAAATTGCGGGCTACCACCTCCACATTCTAAACGACACGCCGGGGCGGATTGACCGCGCTTTGGCTGGTGGATACGAGTTCGTCATGCAAGGCGAAGTTGCTTTGGGCGAATCGAACAAGGTAGTGGACTCAAATTCTGCGGTGGACGGGAAAATCCGGTTCATCGTCGGGACGACAGACCAGAACGAACCACTTTACGCGTATCTGATGAAGATCCCGCAAGAGTGGTTTGACGAAGACCAAGCGGAGATTGCTGCTCAAATCGCCGCAAAGGAAGCGCCGATTCGGAACGGCAAGGGCCTTCAAGCCGATATGGTTGGAGAATCTTACGTGCCGGATGGGCGTAAACAGGCCGTGACAATGAAACGCGGCCCTCTTGATATGAAGCAATAAACCGTTACTAGGGAGCTTTCGCTATGGCGAACGTTGTTAACCCCAACGGCTTCTCTGTCCTGACTAGTCGGGTCGGTGGGGCTAACACGGGGCAAGATAATTGGTATTACATCCCCCAAACCGATACTTCGCAGTACGGTATTGGCGACATGGTGAAAGTTGCTGCTGGCGGTGACGCCAACGGCGTGCCCGCCGTTCAAAAGGCTATCGGTGGAAGTAATATCGAATGGCTGCGCGGTGTTATCGTCGGCGTTGCCCCGACCCCGAGCATCGGTACGCCGTCGCTGATCGGTACGCCGTTGGCTCTGGAAATCACTAACATTCCGGCTACGAAGACGCAAGGCTATTACGTTCTGGTGAACGACGACCCGAATACGGTCTACGAAATTCAAGACGATGGCCTCGCCGTGCTTACCGCAGCGGCGTGCAACAAGAACGCTCAGTTCACGGTGGTTAATCCGACCGCGCCGCTGCAAAATTCGGCTACGGTCATGCAAACCAGCGCAGCAGGCGGCGGTTCGGCACCCCAGCCGACGGCGACGTTCCCGCTCAAGATTCTCGGTCTTGTGCTGCGTCAAAGCCCGGCGGGCGGTAATGGTTTCGGCGCTTACGCGCGCTGGATGGTCAAGATTAACACCCACGATCTCAGCGCCTCGGGCGTTGTCGGCGTCTAATAAGGAGCAACGCACATGGCTGGCGGCGTAATCACAACTGGCTCGTCCCCCAAACTGCTGTGGCCGGGGTTGTTTGCAACCTTCGGTCGCAGCTACGACGAGACTAATCAAGAGTGGAAACCTCTTGTTGATGTTTTCCAATCGCAGAAGCACTACGAAGAAATCGTACAGATCGTTGGCTACGGCACTGCTCCGCAGAAGCCGGAAGGTTCACCGACGCTGTATGATACCGAGTGGCAAGGCTTCGTAACGCGTTTCATCCACATCGCGTATGGCCTCGGCTATATCGTGACCAAGGAAGAAATTGACGACAACCTGTATCCGCAGGTCGCCGCCGAACGCGCTACGGCTCTCGGCTTCTCCTTCCGTCAAACGAAGGAAACGGTAGTGGCGAACTTCTATAGCAACATGTTCACCACGAACGGTTCGGACGGCACCCCCCTTATCAACGGCGCTCACCCGTTGCAAGGCGGCGGCACCGGCACGAACACGTTGGCCGTACAGGCCGACTTGTCTGAGGCTGCTTTGGAAGATATTTTCATCCAAATGCAACTGACGACCGATGATCGCGGCAACCGCATCGCTTTGATGCCCCGTATGCTCATCGTCCATCCGCAAGAGATTTTCAATGCTCAGCGCATCCTGAAGTCGACGTTCCAAAGCGGTACCGCGAACAACGACATCAACGCGTTGAAGTATATGAACATCTTCCCGGAAGGTGTGAAGTCGAACCGTTACCTGACGGCACCGCACGCGTTCTTCATCCGCACGAACCTGATGGCGAAGCAAGGCCCGATCCTGTTCCAACGTAACGCAATTTCGTTTGCTGAAGACGGCGATTTCGATACGGGCAACATGAAGTACAAGGGCTACGAGCGCTATTCGGTCGGTATGGCTGACTGGCGCGGCGTGTTCGGCGTCAACGGGCCGTGATAGGGCGCCGGGGCTTCGGCCCCGGCATTTCCTGAAAGGATTTCGCCATGCGAAATAACGCTAAGGTATCGGGCAAGAAAGCTAACATCCTGACGCCGACCGATCATAAGCCTAAGAAGAAAATGCCTACCGCCATGGGCGCGGGCAACATGATGCTTGGGTTGTCGAAGGGCAAAGGCGCGGCGCGTAAAACGCCCAGCCGTAAGGTTAAGCACCGGAAAATGCCATGAACAAGAAAAATCGTCCTGACGTAATGGACAATGCGAATAGCATGATGCCCCGCGATAAAAGCGGTGTAGTCAACGACAAGTACGAACGTAGCTGCCCTGCCGAGAAAAGTGTTCCCGGCCAACAACCGACCTCGAAAGGTCAAGTCAAACACTAAGACGCGCCTCGTGCGCGTTGCCTAGCAACGTCTTAGGAGCTTCAAATGCCGACCCCGATGCGTATTCCCGCAGGTTTCACTCAGGATAACCCCACCCAACCGCTCGCCAATCTTGGCGTACCTGATCCGTTTTTCTGCCACACGTTCGCTACTGATTTTGATGCACTGCCTACTGGCGTGTGGACTACTTCAGGCACGGCAACTATTGTTCCGCCTGCGCTCATCGCCGGGGATGGTGGCATTGTTCAATTTGCTACTGAAACTGGCTCACCGGCTGTGGGAGATTTTGTTTCCGCACAACTTTCTGCGGCCACATTTACCGCCCCCGCTTCCGCTAAGCGAATGTTTTTCTTGGTTCGTTTCGCAACGAACTTTGCCCAGCTTAACGCGCTTCGCTTAGGCATGATGGCAATTTCTGCCACGCCGTTCACCGGTACGCCAGACGGTATTTACTTCACTAAGAGCCAAAACAGCCTTACTAGCCTTGCGCTGCAAGTGGTAGTAGGTGGCGTGGTTACAGGCACCGTGTCGGTTCCCACTACTGTCGTAGCGCTTGCCAACAATACCTATTTTGATTTGGGTTTCGAAATCACTGCTAGCGGCGAAATCAAAGTGTTCGGCGGCACGAATCTGGTTGGATTCCGCCCGCAATCGGGTACGGCTGCGCAAACGACGCCCCCGCCCGTTGGAGGCCCTGTGGCGCGGTTTAGGCCCAGTGCACTGCCCGTTGTCGCAATGAGCCCCACGTTGGGCGTACAAGCTGGCGCCGCTTCACAAGCCACGATGAACGTCGATTTCGTTTTGGCTTCGAAGGAGCGTTAAAATGCTGATTAATATTACGCCCCCGACGACTACGGGGGTGTTTTTCACGGGCCAACAGCTTCGCGGCGACGCGAAATTGCAAATCTCTGGCAGCATGCCCGCAGCTTTTACGGGGGCGAGTATTGTTGTCGAAGTGTCTTTGGACGGGCAGAATTATTCAGCATTGTCTTCCAGCGGTGCGGGGTTTAACGCCACTAGCAACGGCCCTTACCCACTGAACGGTTCGGCTATTGGATTTTTATCGGCTTCGGATAGTTATATTCTTAATGCTGCTGGCGTTTATCCGTGGTTTAGATTGAACTGTACAAGATTGGATTCCGGAGTGAATGTTTCTTCGGTTATTCTTCAGGGGTGACGCATGGGCTTTTCATATCGTATTCAGGAAGACGGCCCGAGAAACGCAGTTTTGTGGATCGATGACGACGGGCAAACCAGCACAGGCGCTGTCACGCCGGTCCCGCCGGGCGTTTCGCTCATCACCCCAGGGCAATTAGGGTACGTAGATATTTCTCGTCTGCTCCGCGCGAAAAATTTGCGCATCGATAAGATCGAATGGGATATCAACGGCGAAGCTTCACAATTTGTTGAGCTTATTTGGGTGGGTTCCGCCGGTAATGCTGTCGCCTACCACATGATCGGGCGTGCCAATAAGTATTTTAAAGATTTTGGGGGCCTGTACCCCCCGTCGTCTATTGGCACTTTGACGGGCATTAATATCGCTGCGGGGTCTGAAACTTCAGACCCTACCGTCGCGCCGTTTAACGGAACCTACACAATAATTCTGTATTTGGTGAAGTCTTACTGACATGGGCCGTCACGACTACTACAAAAAGGGTCAGTGGAAAGTCGTGTGCGACGTGTGCGGCTTCTTCTACCATTCCGGCGATATGAAACAGCGTTGGGACGGGCTGATGGTGTGCACCAAGGACTGGAACCCGCGCCAACCGCAGGATTTTGTGCGCGGCATTCCCGATCCGCAAGCGGTGCCGTGGAGCCGACCGGACTCGCAACCGCAGTTCGTACCCAACAATGCGCCGCCTGCCGAGCCTATTGGGCCGCTTAACCCGGAGTATGATTAATGGCCTACCAGTACACGAATAACGCGACGACTACGGTAGGCTCGACGATCTCCCCTACTGATACGCAGATTACACTTGCGGTGGGCGGCGCAGCGCTTTTCCCGATTCTGTCGTCTACCAGTGATAGCTTTTGGATCGACGTTACCAAAGCCGCTGATCCCATTGGCGACACTCTTGGCCGCGAGATTATGCGTGTCACGGCCACGGTCGGTAACGTCTATACGGTCGTCCGGGCGCAACAGGGGACTACGGCGGGCAGTTGGTCGACTGGTGATATCATTACGTTACGTGTAACGGCGCTTCAATACGCTGATTTCTTGTCGAAAACCTTCGGCGGTATTGTGCAAGCGCCGCTGACAGTGAACTCTAGCGTAACCGCGTTGCAGTTTAATGTGTTTTCCGATGCGCGCATGAAGAGTGGTATCACCTCGGTAGAGGACGCACTGGGCAAACTCATGGCTGTGCGTCCGGTTCACTACTTTATGGGGCCGTCACAACGCCATTCGTCCGGCTTTTTGGCGCAAGAAGTGCAACAAGTGCTGCCTGAAGCGGTTTCGCAAGACGAAAACGGCCATTTGAGCGTTGACTATGCGCAGTTTATCCCGATTTTAACGGCAGCAATGCAGGAATTACGCGCCGAAATGGAGAAAAACCGTGTCAAACACCGGTTCCATCCCGAAAACCTTATCCGGAGCGCGAAAAATGCCTTTGAAAAGTGGAAAAAGCCGAAAGGTGGTATCCGATAACATCCGCAAGGAAGTAAAAGCGGGCAAGCCGCAAAAACAAGCCGTAGCAATCGCCCTCTCGAAAGCCGGGAAGTCGAATAAACAGAAAAAGAGGAAGTAATGGCAACGTCAGGTTCGTACACCTTCTCTCTGACACGGGACGCCCTGATTCAGCAGACGTTTTCGCTGATGGGAACTTACGACGACGATAGCCCCCCGCCGCAAACAGCGATCAATACCGCCTCGGTGCAACTTAATCTGCTGATGAAGCAGATGATGACGAAGAATTACAACTTGTGGTGCCTGACGGATGTCACGATCCCGCTTACTACGGGCAAAATTCAGTATCTGTTAGGCCCCGGTACACCGACAGATTTTGCGACATATAAACCGTTGCGCATTCAAATGGCGCGGCTTCAATACACCGATACCGGCCCTTATCCGTTGGAAGTCCCGCTAATCGAGCTATCCCGTCAAGAGTACAACATGTTGGGGCAAAAGACAGCCCCCGGAACGGTCAATAGCTGGTTCTACGATCCCCAGCGGTTGCAAGGCATTCTCAGCCTATATCTGTCACCGGATGTTGTGCCGAATACGATTATTCTGACCGTACAGCGCCCGATTCAAGATGTGCTGACGGGGAGCGATGATTTTGACCTACCGATTGAATGGTTGAATGCGCTTTCGTACAATCTCGCCGCCGCATTGTGCCTACACTTCGATGTGCCTGCCAATAAGACGAGTGTTATTATCCAATTGGCGCAGAAATATTTAGACGAAATGCTCGATTTCGATCAGGAAACGGCGAGTACGTTCTTTTCCCCCAACATGCGCTTGATGGACAATAAAGGGGCGTACTAATGCCGTCAACTGACGCCATCCAGCGCATCCCGCTCGCCGGTACGATTACTTCCCGAGACGCATCGCTTAAAAAAGATGCGCTTCTGTTCAACTGCTACGCCGAACAAGGCGACGGCGGGAACTTGCGGGCTGTCCGGCGTTTCGGTATTGCCAAATACCAGACCTATACCGCCGGGCAAGGACTTGGGCTATTCAACTACAAAGAGCAACCGCTCTCGGTTATCGGCTCGACGGTTCGCTTAGGTGCTTCGGTGCTGTCTACTACGGTCGACACGGGAAGTGTGTACCAATACACACCGGGCACAAGCGAAAACGGGTTCTTGCTCAAAGATAATCTCTTTGGCTATACCTACGACGGCACGACATTCGCCAGTATTCCGCCTGCATCGGATGGCGTGAAAGTCCAATCAATCACTATCACGAACGGCGGTTCCGGCTATTCAGCGCCGCCAACAGTGACAATCGCCAACGACGGAGGCGGAACGGGAGCTACCGCCGTTGCCGTAGTTCAGGGCGGTGTAGTTACGTCGGTGACGATTACGAACGGCGGCAACGGTTACACCAGCGCGCCGACGGTATCCTTCACCAACGCCGCCGGGGATACGACCGGCGCAGGTGCAGCGGGTTACGCCAATATCGGTGCAAATGCGTATCCCGACCAGACAGTGCCGGGCGTGGCTTTCATGGACGGCTATGCGTTCGTCATGGACGCGACCGGCAAGATTTGGAATAGCGCGCTAAATAACCTGAAACTGTGGGATCCGCTGTCCTATATTTCGTTGCAAATTCCGGACGTGGGCGTGGCTATTACACGCCATTTGAACTACGTAATCGGCTTCGGCTCGTACACGACTAGTTTTTTCGGCCTGAACGGCGCTTTCACGCCGCCTGGTTCGCCGCTGATTATCAATGAATCGATCACCGCGAAAATCGGCTGTGCTTGCGCCACCAGCGTAGTCACCGCCGAGAATACGGTATTTTGGGTTGGGCAACATCCGAATCGCGGTCGCAGTGTGTACGCCTTCGACGGGCTTGTCCCGGTGCCGATCTCCGACCCTTACATTGACCGTATCTTGGCCCGCGACCCGCTTACGCAAGTCGCGGCATTCTACATTGAGATTGCCGGGCACAAACTTTACTACCTGACGCTGCCGACGAGTAACGTCACGCTGGTGTTTGATCTGACCACTAAAATGTGGCACGTATGGTCGGCTCTTGCCGCTAATGCTACGCAACTTAGCGGCACGATTATCGAAACGGATGGCTACACATTCACGGTTGTGTCCCCTGAACACGGCCTGACGAACGGCGATATCATTACCGTGACGGGAACCGGAACTAACCCGTATTCTGAGAATGTTATCGTGTCGGTCATCGACCGTAACACGTTGACGTTCACCACCGAAAAAATCCCGTCCATGGGGGTGAATGCCGCCGTAGTGAATGAGTTTTCGGTGAACAGCGGGGCGCTTAACTATTTGCTCGATCCGTCTGTTACAATTACTACCTACAAACAAGTGTACTATCCTGTTAATTACTACGCCTTCATCAACAACACTGACTTGTTGCTGGGGCAGAGTAATGGCATAATTTACCAAATTAGTCCGGATTTCTGGACGGATGACGGGACGCCTATCTACATGGGCATCCGCACTTCCGCCAAGGATTTCGGTTCCAACAAACGCAAGTTCTACCAGAAAGCGGAAGTTATCGGTGACAAGGTGCAGGCATACGCCTACATCGGTTACAGCGATAACGATTTCCAATCCTTCGGGGCTTTTCGGGGCGTGAACCTTGCGGCATACCGCTCCCAACTCCGAAAATGCGCAGCCGCCCGCCGAAGGGCGTGGCAGATCCTGTACATTGACCAGCCTCCTATGCGGTTCTACGAACTGGAATTGGAGGTTCAGGAAGGGATGCAATGACGCAAATCGACACCAAAGTACTGGTACCGGACGATATCGAATTTCACAGCGCTGACGGCGTTTTCGTCAAGCAGATGTATTTGAAGGAAGCCGATATCCTTGTGGGGCAACATTCGCATACGTACGAGCATTTGTCGATGCTCGCGCGGGGTTCTGTTCGGGTCATTCAGAACGGGAAATTCATTGGGGATTTTCATGCCCCCGCCGCTATCAATATCCCCGCGCATACGAAGCACATGTTTCTGAGCCTAGAACCAGAAACTATCGTGTATTGCATTCACAACGTAAGTCGTGACGGCGAAGTCAGTATTGCCGATCGTCACGACGTTTTTGATTTCGGAGTCTGATATGCCTTGGGGAGCATTAGTTGGTGGGGGCATGAGCCTGCTGGGCGGATTGTTTGGCGGCGCTGGGGCATCCATGTCAGCCGACGACATGGTGAACATGTACAAGGAGTTGAACCCGTTCTTCGGCTACGAAGCGGGTTTTTCTCAACGCCTCAACGATCTGGTTAGCAATTCCAGCTACGCCAACACCTACACCGCGCTTGCGGGCACAGGACAGCAGTACGCCAATCTCCTTTCGAATCCCGACTCGATCTACAGTTCAAAAGTTTTCAATTCGATGATGGGGCAGGGCACTAACGCTGTGAATAGTGCAATGGCGGCGCAAGGTTTGAATGGCTCCGGCAACCAGCTTGCAGCGTTGCAGAACTATGGGCAGTCGCTCGCCGGGAACTATTTCAATTCTTTAGCAAATACTTACAGCCAAGGGTACCAGAACGAATTGGCTGCGGGGAATACCTATTTCAATCAATTGGCTACCCTTTCTGGTGTGAACAATCAAGCCAGCGCGGCGGGCACCCTCAATAACATGCAAAATGCTCAGCAACAAGGGATAAATTCCATGAGCCAAGGCATTACCGGTGCGCTATCTAGTTTATTTGGTGGCCTGGGTAGCAGCTATAACACCAATTCTCTTATGGGCAGTATGGGAAATTCCATGATAGATAATTGGGGTAATTATGGGATGGCGTCCGGCGGCGGAAGCATGACTAGCATGTTCGGTCCGGGCGGCTATACCGGTAATTTTGGCGGCGGCTCTTTTGGTAGCGGCTTGTTCTCTCTGTAAGGAATTGACATGGCAAGCGGACTTGATTTTGGAGCCATGCTGACTTCGGCACTGGGGGACGCACTTGTCAATTTCCCTCAGCGAAAAGCCGATATGGATTTCCAGCGCCAATATCGGCAGCAGGAGATTGAATCGCGCGATCTGAAGAATCAACAGCAGCAAATGCAGATGGAGTACATGCAGCGGCAAATGGCGGATCAGGACTTGATCCGCCAAGCCGCGCGTAGCGGCATGCAACCGTCTGACGACATGAGCCTCGGCAATGCGATGGGCGATCTCGGCGGCTCGGGCGGCGCGCAACCGCAATCGGCTGCGCCCGCATCGGCTAGCGCCGCCGCGCCTTCGGGTAGCGTCAAAGGCCCGTTGTCGATGGATCAACTTGCGCAACTGGATCAGCAGAACGGTCTGCCGGTGGGTACGTCCTACGGCATTATGATGGCCGAATCTGGGGGTAAGGTC